GCGTCAAAGAAAAGTTCAGGTTTGAAATTACTATTTGCAATTATCAATTTGTTCGCNGTAACGGCGCTTACATCCCGGTAACTCCACTCATCTATCCTACCTGTCGATCCTATTTCAGCCCCATCAAATATACACTGGTCAACGTTTCCGCCCTCACAGGTTTTTACAGCTTCTGCGATATCACATATCCTACCTTTTACGTTAGGTCACTCGCAGTGTATATTTGGTGGAGCTGCTGGGTACCGCCCCCAGGTCCAGTATAGTCGTCAAATTGCTTCAACGTTACAATTATATTTATAACATACTTTTGAAAGCATGTCAACCATTAATTTACCAGCGTTGTTCTTTTATTCTATTAGAATTTCTTGAAGCACTAATTGCATTTTTTATTCTAAGTAACTGATTTGACTTAGCATTAGAATGCCATCTGTTTTTTGTGTCAAATGTTTTTGCATAGTCACATGCTTCTCCAAACTTTACTGTAACTATTTTTTCTAAAAACGCTAAGTCTTCGTCACTCAATGTTTCCATACCGCGTCGTTCCATTATGAAATCTCCTATTATATGCTTGTTCAAAACCTTCTTCATAATCACTTAACGGAGCCCCATTGCAACCGTCGACCCATAGTCTTTTAAAATATCCATCTGCTGATTGAAATGCTGTAGCATCGCTCTCTGGGATATGTCCTTTAACCATCCAAAACAATCTATGTGCTTCTTTGTGTGTCATATGTGTATTTACACAATAATAGAATGTTGGCGCTAACTGTCGATATTTTTGGATTGATGTTTTAACAGTAACGCATTGACTTCATCAGTCTTTATTAGCCAACCGCTTTCGTTTACAATGAACACATCACCTGGTTTGTACAAGCCTTTGTCCATTACTTCAGTTGGTGTGTCACCTTCTACCTTAAAGCCATTGCCGCCGGGTATGCTATTAATAGTGTAATCAACCCACATCATTAGTTTATCTCCTTACCAAAAGTTTAAAGTTCTACCATTACCTATAATGATCATACTACATGTTATAACATGTAACACAATCCAAAAGGTACGAAAAGCCAGAGCCTTCTTTACATCTGATTGTGTAATAGGAAGGAACTCTGGCTTATCGTTGTCGTCGATGCCGACAGGCATACCAACAGTGCGAGCCCATACTTTAAGCCAGCGCCGTTGTCCGCTCATCACATATCGTTCTTTTTGTCTTGGATTTCTTTACGGCGTTCTTTTGTAAGTTTGCCTAAATCGCCTAACGCCTTACGAGCTCTTGCTGCCGCTGCCTTAACACCTTTTTCATCAAATGTTTCTGCTTCGGCCAAGTAGTTATTAAATGCTTGTACGATTTCTTCATGTATTGTATTATTCATCTGTATCTCCTGTAATAATATTATAAATTTGTTTCCAATTCTTTACACGAGGAATATCTCCTGTATAGTATTGGTTGAAGTCATGGTCAATTAATAAAGAATTTAAACCAAATTTGACACCACATTCGGCATTTTCAGGTTTATCTTCTATCCACCAACATTCGGTACCGTCATATTTGATTAGTTCATCATCTTTGTCTGCACCTGTGTCTAAGTATACATATTTCTCAAATGCTGTGTCGCCAAACAGCTCACGCAAGTTTTTTGTACGTAGATGACACGCATATTGGTCTTTACTTAGGCTTGTTATGGCATGAAAAATATAACCATGCTCTTCATGTAATTTTCTTACATACTTGATTGCATCACGCAACGGCGGAAGTTTTCTAATGGCTGCACTTTCGTTGAACATTCTTACCAAACGTTTGGCTTCTGCACGTTCTAAACCGTACTTGAGCTCCATTTGATATTGTCCTTCTTCGACGATAGTGTATCCGTGTCTTGCCATCCATTGATCAAAAGCGTATAGCCAGTCAAGGATAACGCCATCACAGTCTGTAAGTATTACTTTATTTTTCATAGTTTGCCTTTCTAATTGCCTAATTTATAACATACTATAACATAGGAATTAGATGTTGTCAACCTTTATTTGCCCAAACAGTGCCTTGACCTACTGAAGTTATTTTAGCACCACAACCATAAGTATCGCCTTCACGTCCTACTTTTTTGTTTTCAACATATACGTTGCCGCTGTATGTTGCAAGGCCAGGAGCATGTGTACTACAACCAGGAATGGTATGTGCTTGTACTTTATCACCTTCTCTTACAACACCGTGTCCGTCAACAAAGACAGTACTACTGCCTTCATCTGTGTTTATGTTCTGTGGGGCTGCATCACAAGCAATGCCGTCATCAGAATCAGCATCGCCTACACTTACATGAACTGTATTAACAACGTCTCCGCTGCCTGATTTACGTGCAATATTAAGTGTGGCCATTGCGACTCCTTGTTACACCATCTTGATACCTGAAGTTACTTCAATGTATTGTTTAGCCATTTCGTTATCAGTCTTTGCTGTAAAAATAACTGCACTTTTATTTATTTGAAGTTTTACATCAGGATGTGTTGTTACTGTCCAAGGACCAAGTCCTGGACCATTCTGTGTCATCATTACTGCCATTGGTTTCTCAATAGTCATAGTAAAGTTATCATCTTCTACAAATCGTGCTACAATTTCCTCACCACTAATAGTTTTGAGTGTAATTGCATCTGCTTTTTTATAGTTCTTTTGAATCATCATAGCGAATGTCCTGTTCCATTATAGTTAGTATCTTCAATGTATTTTACAAATTGATCATAGCCGCCAACAGCATTGCCGCCTACTACGATTTGAGGGAATGTTCTTGCATTTGGAAATGCCTCTAACACTTGATCTCTATCAAAGTCTATACCCAGTTGTTTGTATTCAAATTCATATTCACGTTGCTCACAAACTTGTTTTGCTCGATCGCAATATGGACATGCTGGCTTACCCCAAATGACTATCATTTAGTCCTCCATTAGTTGTTTTAGTTTTTTTGCTTCTTCTGCTTGTTTTTCTATTGTCTTTGGCACAAACAGAAAAACAATGCCCACAATAAGTGGACTAATTAGTGCGGCAGCAACAGCCCACACTGTTGCGTTACGTCCTTTAGACTCTGCCCATTTATATATTCCATATACAAATGCGCCCCACAATATAACTGTTAATAGTAATTCCATATTATAAACTAAATCCTTTTAAAGCATCCTTGTCTACGTCTTGCTTAATGCCACCAATAACGTAAGACTCTACTTCTGTCTCTTGTGGAGCAACTTGTAGCCCTGAGCTACTTAACCAATGTTGTGTCCATGGTAGCGGGTTAGTGTTTACTGGTGCATCAAAAATAGCATCCATGCCTAATGCTTTCAGTCTGCGGTTAGCAATGTATTCAACATACTGATTTAGTAGTGTTGTGTTTAGACCAATCATTGATCCGTCTTTGAACAAATACTCTGCCCAATCTTTTTCTTCTGCAACACACTCACGCCATAAAGCGTATACATCTTCTTGACACTCTTTAGCAATCTTAGCCATCTCTGGATCGTCTTTGCCTTGTGCCCACAACTTCAATACGTGTGTGCTTAGTGCAAGATGTTGTGCTTCATCGCGAGCAATTAATGAAATAATCTTTGCAGAGCCTTCCATTAGTTTTAATTCGCCAAAGCCAAATGTACAAGCGAAAGACACATAAAAACGCAAGCCTTCTAAGATGTTTACAGTCATCATTGCAAGATACAGTTTCTTCTTAACCTCATGTAGGCTACCTTCGCCGCGGTGATTGTAAGCATCGGCTGCTTCGGTAAACGCATCATAATGTTTAGTAACACTTGTTGCACGAGCAATAATCTTCTCATCATCAAGGATAGTATCAAACACTTCTGCTGGGTCAGCATACACATTTTTCATAATGTGTGTATAACTACGTGAATGGATTGTTTCAAAGAAGTCCCAAGTAACAATACATCCTTCCAGTTCAGGAATTGAAACATGCGGCAAAAATGCCAAACATGGTCCTCTTCCTTGGACACTATCGAGCAGTGTCTGATACTTTAAGTTTGCTGTAAATATATGTTTTTGCTCTGGACGGAAGTTAGCAAAGTCGGCTCTGTCTTTTTGTAGACTTACTTCTTCTGGGCGCCAAAAGTATCCCAGCATAGTTTGATTTAATTTATCGAACACTGGAAACTTAAACACATCATAACGCTGTGTATTTTGATCTGCTCCGAAGAACATGTTTTGTTTGGTGAAGTCCACCTTGTCTTTATTGAATACAGTTTTTGCCATCTTGCTTTCCTATCTGTCTGTTTTATTATTATATATTATCCTGTTTGTAAAGTCAACCGTTAAATTGCACACGCTTCACATTCTTCGTCATCTTCTACTGCCAAAGTATGCGGCTGTACTTCTGGTTGATTATCATGCCATCCAACATTATGTGCTGGCTCGTCGATCAATTCACTTGGATCTGTTTTATAATCATAAGTGTTTTGATAGTACGATGTTTTCCATCCCATCTTATAAGTTGTCAACAAGTCATTAATCATTTTACTCATCGGTACTTCGTTGTCTGGGAAGTGTGTTGGGTTGTAACTCCAGTTGCCACTGATTGCTTGATCAAAGAACTTCTGCATTACTGCGACAACGTTGATGTAGCCTTCGTTGCTTGGCATATCCCATAGTAGTGTATAGTATTGCTTTAAAGACGCATACTGTGGAACAATCTGCTTAAGAGGCCCTTTCTTGGACTTCTTAACGGACAAGTATCCTCGTGGTGGTTCGATTCCGTTTGTTGCGTTCGACACAACGGACGAGCTCTCCGATGGCATTTGTGCGGACAATGTGCTGTGCCTAAGGCCGTGCTCCTTGATATCATTGCGTAGGCTATCCCAATCATAATTAAGTTTGTTTTCCACAATGCTATCAACATCAGTCTTATATGTATCAATTGGAAGGATGCCGTCGCTGTATTTAGTGCGGTTAAAGTACTCACAAGCACCTCGCTCCTGCGCTAATTTGTTGCTGGCTTTGAGTAAGTAATATTGAAACGCTTCTGATAAATCATGTACAAGATTCCATGCTGTTTGATCGTCATACTTAACGTGATTCTTTGCAAGGTAATGTGCAAGGCCGATATATCCTACACCCAATGAACGTCTTGCTTTAGTGCTAATCTCAGCTGCCTTGATTGGATAGTTTTGATAGTCAATAATTTCTTCTAATGCTCTTACAGCTAATTCGCATAACTCTTCTAAGTCATCTAACGCCTTTAGTGTTCCTACATTAATAGCACTTAGAATACACAATGCTATTTCACCTTCTGGATCATCAATATGATTAAGTGGCTTAGTAGGCAGTGTAATCTCTTGACACAAGTTGCTCATGTAAACTGTGTCTTTGAATGAACTGTGTGTATTACAGTGATCAACATTCATAATGTAAATGCGTCCTGTTTCAGCACGTTCCTTAATCAACGCACTAAACAAGTCCATTGCTGAAACTTTATTTTTCTTAATACTTGTAGCACGTTCGTACTTTTCGTATAGCTCTTGGAATACTGCTGGGTCACCAAAGTATGCTTCGTACAAGCCCGGAACATCATGCGGCGAGAAAAGAGTTATATCGCCTCCAGATAACAATCTTTCATACATAGTTTTGTTAAGCTGAATTGAATAATCTAACTTACGTACTCTATTGTCTTCTGTACCTTTGTTGTTCTTTAGCACAAGGATGTCTTCGATCTCTTGATGCCAAAAAGGGAAGTGTGTAGTTGCACTACCGCCACGCACACCATTTTGTGTACAACAACGTACTGTGCTTTCAAACTTCTTTAGGAATGGGACTATTCCTGTGTGCGCAACTTCGCCTCCTCGAATTTTTGAATTAACTCCTCTGATGCGCCCTGCGTTAATGCCGATGCCAGCTCTCTGCGCTGTGTAACGTCCA